TAACTCTTCAAGTCTCATTAATACTTCTAACTCTATATCATCAGCAGTGCTGCCTTGAAAGATTGAACCACCTATAATAAATAATAAGTCTTCTAATTTTAATTCATCTAAATTAACTTCAGCCATGACTACTCAATAATTCATCTAATGTAATGTTCAAATTCTTCTTTACTCTTTTCTCTACCCACTTATGATTCATAAAAGAATGATGAAGTGTGTATCCTTTGTAATAATATTCTTGATCAGGTAAAGCTTGAGCTAAAGTCTGAGGGGTTACTTTATCAGCATCCTCAGTCAATAAACTATTTATCCATTGTACCTGAAGTTTCTCTGCTTGTCTACGTACTAATTTACTTTTCTTGCCATTCATGGGTTATCTCCCGAACTCTAGGTTCAGTAACTACGTCTGTGAAAAAGACAGGACCTCTCGCATAATCAAAGATACGAAGTCCTTGTCCGTGATTAGATTCCGAGTGGCATTCTACTTTGTGAGGACACCATGTACATTCTCTCGGAAGTTTGAAGTTGCCCTGAGTACCATCTGCTATCGGTTGATAACATAACTCAGGAGGTTCAGGCTTTTTTAGAGTTGCCTTCAACCCTTTAATTTTAGACTTTATATCAGGTTTGTCAAGCTCATCCGGTCTAAAGAACCAAAGTTCTCCAGTTTCTTTATTGATGGCTAGAAAACCTCCTTGATCTGTACCTTCTGCTTCTTCGTAGCCGGCAAGCTGTGCCATGTATCCAAAGCTATCGTTCTCAGGTAGAGTACCATTCTTAAATTTATTAAATGAAAAGCCTGATGCAGATTTTATATCTACTACTTCTCCATCTATCTTACAATCTATATGACCTTTAATACCATTAACCTTAACTTCTTTTTGTTGATCAGTTATCTCATGTCCTGATAGTTTAACAAGAAAGACTACTAATGCTTCCAATATATGTCCATATAAAAATTTAATAAGCAACGTAGACTGTAAATCTTTTGCTTTTATTTTAGAATGTTTGTTATACCAAAGCTGACGAGCAGGCTTACCTACATTTGACATTCGTAAAGCATCCTTAGTCTTAGGTTGTTTCTTAGTCCAACCTCTAAGAGCTTCTTTCATATCTTCACCGAATGATTCAATCAGTTCTTCAGATAACTCTAAGCCTTCCCCTTTTGACAAAGGTATCAAAGCCTTGTATATATCATCAACTATATTTTCTAATTTCTTTTTCATTTTACGTGCTCTATAAAGTGAAGTTCTCTTGTATCAGGATTGAATCCTAATAACTTAACTCCTAATTTTTGTTGTAATTTTGTGCGAGTTTTTTTACAGTTTGGTTTCTTATCATTATCACTATTAGTATGGGTAGTCTTAACATCAATTAAAATTGTCTTACCTTTTTTATCTAAAGCAATCATATCCACAGGACCTGTACATCCTGAGTTTTGAAATACTTCATAGCCATTATCCCATAACCACGTGACTGCATAATACTCTGCAAAGTCTCCTTTTCTATTTGAATCTTTAATGGGTTTCACTCCAATCACCTCCTATTTTATATTCCCCTGTTAAAGGGCAACGCATGTTATAATATTCACCTGCCTTCTCAATACAACCGACAGCTAATTCTCCTATATGATCTGCTAAATCTTCTCTAACTTCCATTTGCCATTCATCGTGGATGTTAGCTACAAACTTAGCATCATATGTATTTAATTTAATGAGAGAGTCTAGCATAGCTAATGCTCTCTTCATAACTATTGCACCACCACCTTGTAATAAACTATTCAAAGCAGCATGTTCATTTCTAATAAATATCTTACGACCATCTAATCCTTTGAGGTAGCCTCGTTTAGCTGCTCTTGATACTCTTTCTCTAAGAGTTCTAAGTGATGGGTTATTATCAAGGAATCGTTTCTTAAGTTCTGAGCCAAGCTTTTTGCCTCCTCCAACCACACTCCCAATTTTAGCATCTCCTGCCCCATAGATAAAGGCATAGATGAAAGTTTTTGCCTGATCTCTTGATTCAAGTCCTGCATCTTTTTGGTTAGCTGTGTGTATGTCTCCTGTTGTAACTTCATTTATATAATCCTCATCGTCCATATAGTGTGCAAGCATTCGTAGTTCAAGACCACTAGCATCTACACCTAATAATTTATAACCATCTTTAACTGTCCAACAGGCTCTACATTCCTTCCCATATTCACTAGCTAAACTAGGAACTTGAGCGAGGTTTGGAGACCTGTGCGACATTCTCCCTGTGATAGTTCCATTAGGAACTACAAAACCATGTACTCTACTGTCTTCATCAACAGCTAGTATCCATGAATCTATCTGTGCAATTCTCTTTTGTAATAAAAGAAACTCTGCTATTAGTCTAGCCTCAGGGATCTTTTTTACCTTAGCTAAGGAAGATTCATCTACGATTGGTTGACCAGTAGGAGTAAACCTATTAGGTTTCCACCCAAAGTCTGTAAGATATTCACCGATTTGTTTACGACTACCTAGATTAAAAGGTTGTAACTTCTGTCTCATAAAAGGTTTCAAGTCAGCAGTTGCTAATACTTTTTCATATTCTTCAGCAGTCAAACCTGACTTAGATAGTGTACCATTCTTTTTAAGTTTAGGTGTTACTAATTTTATATCAACCATCTTAGGTTTGAATACCTTCTGAACTTCCTTTTCAACCTCAAACATTCTTTCTTTTAATTGTGCAACTAAAAGCATAGCCTGCTCTTGATGGAATGCAAATCCAGTATCTTCCTGTTCTTTTAATACTAAAGCAACAGAATGTTCTAAATTGATAGACTCTTCTGAAAAATCTTTACCTTCTTCAAGAAGTCTTTTGTAAACTCTTTCATTTAATATCACATCTTGCTGACAATACTTCAACATATCTGTGTTATAACTGTCCCAATCCTCAGGTTGTTCAGCCTTAGGCATACCAACTACGTATCCCCAAGTCTTTAAACTGTGTCCATTCTCTCGGATAGGATTAAAAAGTCTTGACATAACTAAAGTATCTTTAATAACTTTATCATTAAGTTTAACATCATGTAGTCTTTCAAGTACAGGAATATCAAAACCTAAAATGTTATGACCAATTAGAACATCTGCTTCTTTAAGATACTCAATGCCTTCTTTTATTCTAGAAGGACCAAAGGAAACTACAGGTTCACCTAAAGGTTTAGCTACAATACACCAAATAGTATCAGGTTTTAAACCATTGGCTTCAATATCGAATACAATTTCTTTCATGTTGCCTCCTAAAATGGTAGGTCATCTAAAGTTTCCTCGTCTGTGAGTTCACTCATACGACCTGTACTTGTGTTGTATAATAAACTACAGGCTTTACCTGTGTCTCCTGTGTATCTAGATTTAAGAACTCGTACTTTAGTAGTGTTAGCTTCTTGTTCATCTTCAGATTGTTGGTTTCTTTCTAAAGCTATAACACAATCTGATAATTGTGAGATACCTTGAGAACCTTTAAGATGAGACAACGAAACTTCAATACCTTGTTCGTGTCCTTTCTCTCCTGCTGCTCTTCTAAGGTGAGATACTAAGAACATACCTACACCTGTCTCTTCAACAAGTGAACGTAAACGATTCATAAGAGTATCAATTCCTCTACGTTCATCTGATTCAGTAAGCTGATTTACTAACATATGTAAGTGGTCAACGATTACCCAATCACATTCACAACCAACGATCATGTATCTTAACTTAGAAAATATCTCGTCAATATCCATAGCTCCTAAATGAGCATGAATAAATACTTTATCTTTCTGAATTACCTTATCAAATAACTCGTTGAGTTGTTCGTCTGTGTAATTCTTTCTTTTCTCTTCAAGATAAAGACGATCATTAGCTTCGATAGATACAATACCATCAGCAGTTCTAAGCCAATTCTCTTCAAGAGCTATGATACCTACGTTATCATCTGTGTTCTTAATAAGATAATGTGTAAGTTCTCTTGTGATACTTGACTTACCTAAACCAGTACCACCTGTAAGTGTCACCAGTTCTCCTTTACGCATACCATACAGCTTTTTATTTAAGCCTTCCCATGGATATGCAATACTTGGTTTGGTTTCTCTATGTAGCCATTTATCTTTGGCACTAGAGAGTTCCATAATACCTGATGGTGTGTATGTCTTAGCATCCCACCAAGCTTTAGTAAACTGTGCGTACTGCCCTTGCTCAAGCATAGCATTAGCATCTTTAAAACCTTCAGGCAAAGTAACTATCTTAGCTTTGCCGGGTTTTATAATACGAGCAACTTTCCTAGCTGCTTCTCTTCCATACTTGTCATTATCAAAACAGATAATAACATTATCAAAAGATTCTACAAACTCAATGCTGTCTCGTATATCTCTAACTGCACCACTCGCACCACGTTTGATAGAAACAGATGCCCATTTCTTATCAAAGATTTCGTAGACTGCCATAGCATCACACTCACCTTCTGTTATAGTAAGATACTTACCACCTTTTCCAAAGAGTTGTTCTCCGAAAAGACCAGTTCCCTCATATCCTCCATTAACTACAAAGCCTTTCGTTGATACAGTTCTAGTTTTAGTAGAAACTATTTCATTGCTATTGTAGTAAGGGTAGATATGTTTAAGAACATTACCTTGACTATCATAAGTAACTCGTACACCATATTTCTTTGCAACATCTTCACTAATATTACGATCAGTCAAGTCTCCAAAGACTCCTGTGTATGAGTTTAAGAATGTGGTAGGCTCTTTATGTGTAGACATCTCTACGATATTCCCATCGAGAGAGTCTTGATAGTTTTTGAAATGGCTCTCGCAACTAAAACAGTAGCCTGAACCATCTTTATTTGTAGAGACAGGATCACTTCCACCACATTTCGGACATGGTAAGTTGTGCCTATCCCAATTACTTTGTTCCATATAACCTCCTCATAAAAAAA